TTTTCTATTATAGCACAATGATAACTAAATGCATCCCATAATTGTAATTCTTCTAGTTCTAAATTTAGTTCCGTTTTGTGACTAACAAACGCTGATATAGGCAATTTGTCATATAATGCACCATATTCCGGCAAATACGTTTCAAAGTAGAGCGCTCTACCTTGGATTGATTTACAAGTTATCCACACACCTTCTACAAATTCACCATGACCTTTTCCATGATCATATAAATATTCTTTTTTAACTAATATTTTAACTGGGGGTAAATTTGCTATTAAAAATGACATTTATATCATATTTTAACAGTTTTTTATGTTTATTTCTACAAAAAAATGGACCCTCGGAACAGACGAATGCGTTCAACGAGGGTCACTAAGATGAAATGAAGTTGAGATCTATATTATATAGTATT